GCAACCAGATACAGATTTTATTACACTTACTTACAAAGACAATGAATCACTTCCTGAATCAATAGTTAAAGAAATTGAAAAAGCAAAAGACAAAGCTAAGACTTCTACTTATTGGAAAAATTGGTGGCGTGTATATGGTCTTGGTGAAGTAGGACAATTAGAAGGTGCTTGCATTCCTGATTGGAAAGAAATAAAAGAAGTACCTATTGAAGCAAAGCTAGTGGGAGCAGGATTAGATTTTGGTTATACAGTAGATTCAACTTCAATAGTAAATCTATATAAGTACAATGATACTTACATATTTGATGAGGTGCTTTACAGAACAGGAATGTTAAACAGAGATATATCGAACTTCATTAAAAACAATGAAATCAACTGTTACATCTACGCAGATTCTGCAGAACCTAAATCAATTGCAGAAATAAGACTTAGCGGAATAGATGTCTTTCCAGTTGCTAAAGGTCGTGACTCTATTGTATACGGAATTAACCTCATCAATCAGAACAAAGTATTTGTAACACATAAAAGCAAGAATTTAAAAAAGGAATTAGAAGGATATGTATGGATGAAAGATAAACAAGGCAACACACTACAAAAACCAAATCCATTAACAGGAGACCATGCTATTGATGCTGCTAGATATGTCATGATGATGGTTTTAGAAAACCCTAACAGAGGAAACTATTATTTATATTAAAACGTGTATATCAATTTAACTATTTAAACGACTTATATATATGAAGCTCCAAATAACTATACCTGAGAAGCTAAGTGAAATTACTTTAAGTCAGTATCAAAGCTGGTTAAAGGTAGCAGAAGGAAAAGAGATAACTCCTTTCTTGCAGCAAAAGATGATTGAGATATTTTGTAATGTAACATTAAAGCAAGTGTTAATGATAAAGGCAACTGATATAGA